CTGAGAACTCGATTCTTGGCCAGTGCATTGATGCGATGGTGACAAATATTTATGGGATGGGCTATGGGTTTGACTATAAGGGTCCAAAGAACAAGGATCAAAGCTCAGACGCCAAAGACGAGAAGCAGACGATTGATGATTTCTGCAACTACCCAAATGACCAATACACACTCCAAGAAATGAAGACCCGGCTCGGGTGGGACTATGAAGTTACTGGTAACTCGTATATTGAGTGCGGGCGTGACTCCAAGGATGTCATCTGCACCGTATTTCATATCCCGTCGCATACTATGCGGATCACGACACATCACCCAGAACCAGTCCAAGTGACGGTTACGTTGCCGCGCCCAGGCGGTGGTCAAACCCAGACGATTAAGAAAACCTTTCGTCGCTTTGTGCAGATCATCGGTGCTAAACGGATCTGGTTCAAAGAGTTTGGCGACCCGCGCCGGATTGACCCTATGACGGGTGAGGAAAATAACACACTGACCATTGAAGAAAGCGCGACCGAGATCATCCACTTTGCCCAGTATAACCCTGGGTCAATTTATGGAAGGCCGCGCTGGTTCAACCAGCTTCCCGCGATCATGGGTAGCAGACAGGCAGAATTGACCAACCTCGATTTCTTCCGCGAGAACGCTATCCCTGCGATGGTTTTGCTTGTCTCCGGTGGGCAGGTTACGCAGAACTCTGTTGACTCGATTGAGGGTCATTTTCAGAACGCCCGTGGCCGTGCGAGCATGAACCGTATTTTGATCCTTGAAGCGCAGGGTGACGATCTTGCGGCATCTGCTAGTGGACAGGTGCCGGTGCCGAAGCTCGAACTGAAGCCACTGCAAGCTGATCGGCAAGGTGATGCACTGTTCCAGAACTATGAACGAAATAACCGAGATAAGATCCGGTCTAGCTTTCGTCTGACCCCTCTCTTCATCGGCTTGGCCGAAGAGATGACCTACGCATCAGCTAAGACTGCCTATGAGGTAGCCGAGACACAGGTGTTTATGCCAGAGCGTGCGCGCTTCGATGATATATTCAATATGAAAGTGCTGGCTACGCTCAAGCTCAAGTTCTGGCGCTACAAATCATCCCCGCCAAAGCTATCGGATGGTTCGGAAATCGCGCAGTCCGTTATCGCATTTGATGAGGCTGGCGGCTTGACGCCAAACACGTCTATCGCACTAGCTAACCGTTACTTTGACGTGGAGATTCCAAAAATCACCGAGCCTTGGGGTGACTACCCAATGCCGTTGGTTATGTCGGCATTCCAGTCGAACAAGCTCAAGTTGGGCGATCTTGAAAACCAAGACCCAGCACAGCTTGCGGCTGATGGGGCGGCAGCGATGGCTGCGGCTGTCCCTCCTAGTAACGGGGTTAGTAACGGGGTAAAACCCACAACTGCAACGGCTACTGCGACCGGAGCAGGCCCAGCCGTGACACCCGGCAAAAAACCAAACGCGTCGGCTATGGCACATGGCCAAACCAAACCCGGCAAAGCTGCGAAGCCGCCTGCCAAGCAACCAGTCAAGGGTGTAAAGGCAAAGAAGGACGAAGAAGAGGCCGAAGAGGAATAATTTTTGCAACTGGTTGCAAATCTGTTGACTGCGGTTCCCAGACGATCTAGGTATGCTATAACCTTAGCCCACGGGAACCGCAGTGCCCCAATTTTTGAATACGGCCCTGTCCGATCCCCGCCTCTCCCTAAAGGGTGCCGTGCGCGTGGGGCAAATCTCCCAGAAGACAAAATGGGTCACGATTAAGAAATCTGACTCCAAGCGTGGTATTGTAGAGGGTTTAGTCTACGAGCCAAACGTTCTGGATAGCCAAGGCGAGTTCATGACCGCCGAGAATCTTGAGCTTATGGCACATCGTTTTATGTCACTGGATCTAAAGAGTGCCATTGATACCGGCCATAGCATGACTGCAAACGGCTGCTACCCAATTGAGTCGTATATTGCTCGTAAAAATGACCCAGACTACCCCGAGGGTGGATGGGTTATGGTCATGCAGTTGACTCCTGAGTTAGCGGAAAAAGTTGATTCTGGCGAAATTAACGGTTTTTCGTTTGCAGCCCTTGTGCAACACACAGATGTAGACGTAGAATACACCACGCTACGTGACCATGTTGGCCTAACCGTTAAGTCAGACGATCACGACCATGTTTTCTTCGTGCAACTCGATGAGAATGGGCGTATCACGGGCGGGCGAACAGATGAAGTAAATGGACACGCCCACTTAATTAGGCGCGGGTCTACAACCGATGCAGCGATGGGCCATACTCATCGCTATTTTGCTGGATAGGATACGGCCATGAAGCGGACACCTACAAAGCGGAACAAGACTGTAACGGCGCTGGGCGATCCGAAGCCACAGTTTGTCTCGCTTGTGGCGGGGGGAGCTAATCAGGTTCCTATTCGCGTCGTGAAGTCAGAAGAATTGCAACCGGCTGCAAAAGGACAAGAAGATATGACCACCCAGGCAGCCGACCAGTTCAATATTGTCAAGCTGGTGTTTCATAATGCACAATACGCGACAATCCAGTCTGTGAAGACATGGCTTACTGCTGGCGGCTACGGTGAGTGCGAGATTGCGACCGTGGATAATACGTTCGTTGTAACCAGCGGTGCCCAGAAAGGCGACGATGAGCTTCAGACTCGCGTGATCCGCGATCCAAGTGGCGTCGATGTTTATGTAGCCGTGATGACGGAAGAGAGCACGGAGGTTTCTGCCCTGGCTGAAGTGGCTGTGAAGGCTGATGTGCTAGAAACCCTTACGATGAAGTTTGATGGCTGGATGGCCGGTTGGACCGGGGGCACCAGTCTTGCCGATGGCATCGATGATGGCTTTGACGGCATCCCCCCCGGTCTGGCTGAAGTAATGGGCGTATTCTATACCATCATCGGTAACGCTATCCGTGCCAACGCGACTGCCGAAATCACAAGCATCTGCGCCGAGCTTGCTGATATCGCGATCAAGCTAGCTGTCATGTTCCCCGCTCCGCCGAAAGAGATGGCCGAGAAAACCGAAGAGGCCACCAAGATGTTCAAGGCAAACGCAGCGGTAGCAGATATGATCGTCAACTCGATGAAGGCTAGCCCGAAAGATCTTCCGGCCCCGCTGAAGGGCGCTCCCGAGGGCGCAATTGATGCTACCACCACGGTGAACGTGCAGAACCAAGCGGTAATTGATACCCAGACTGGTGGTACCACTACAGGCAAGGTTCCGCTCCCGGCTGGCCAGACAAATAATGTGCCAGAGCATGGTACTGTCCCTGGTGCTGCCCCGGCACTGCCAGAAGGCCAAGCTATCGACAAGCCAGAGCATGGTACCCCTGGCGGTGGTGATCTGCCTGCTGGCCAGACCAATGATACCCCGCCGCATGGCACTGGTGCTGGTGGCTCTCTCCCGGCTGGTCAAGCCAACGACAAGCCTATTCACGGCACGGGTAATGGTGGCAACTTGCCGCAGGGCCAGACCACCGATACACCACCACACGGCACTGTTGGCGCTCGCAAAGAAGGCGAAGATGCCCAGTCCGAAGTTGTGACCCCCAATGCGACCCCTGGCATTATGGAGACCTTTGAGGGCTTCCGTGCAGCGATGGGAAGTATGGCCGAGACGATGGCGGCTATGACGGCTGGTATCCAGTCGATGAAAGCCGACACCGTAGCGGTTCTTGAGAGAGTCAGCGCCGTCGAGAGTGGCGGGCGGCAATCCCGCAAAGGCGCAGATATTGATTTTGCGACGATCAGCACTCAGCAGCCGGTAGCTGTACCTTCAACAGAGGCACGTAAAACCGCCGAAGTTATGGACAGCCTCTACATGAACGGGATTCTGGGACTTCGACGTTCGTAATACTCACGCAGTGCCTCTATCCTTTTTCCGCCATCTACACTTGAAGGACTACGACAATGACCGCTGTTCAGAATGCTGGCCTTTCCACTAAGGCGGATTTCGCTCTCTCCAACCTCAATGCCAACGGCGGCGCTTTACTCCCCGAGCAGAACGATACCTTCATCCGTAAGCTGATGGATGTTCCGACGATCTTGAAGCTGGTTCGTACCGTGCCGATGTCGGCTTCTTCGCAGAAGGTCAACAAGATCGGCTTTGGTAGCCGCGTACTTGTTGCCGCTCCGCAGGGCACGTCGCCCTATCTTGCTGATACCAACATCAATAGCCGTTGGCTTGGGCAGGCTTCGCGCGTCTCTCCCTTCACCCAGCAGATTTCTCTTACGACTTCAGAAGTGATGGCCGAAATCCAGATTCCCTACGAAGTGCTGGAAGACAACATCGAGCGCGGCGGCATGGCTGATACGATTCTTCAGCTTATCGCTGAGCGTGCGGCGCTTGACCTTGAGGAATTGCTGATCAAGGGCGACACGTCGAGCAGCGATCCCTACCTTGCCCTCCAGAACGGCATCCTGAAGCTCTCCACGTCGAACGTGGTTGACGCGGGTGGCTCTAATATTTCTGTGGGCACGTTCAACAACCTGAAGAAAGCCTTGCCGACTGCCTATCGCCGTAACTTGACGGCAATGCGCTTCTTCTCGTCTGTTGACCGCGAGAGTGACTATCGTGTGGCTGTTGCTTCGCGCGGTTCGGCTCTGGGTGATAGCGTCTTGACTTCGAACACTGGCCCGCTGCCTGTGTTGGGTGTTCCGTTGATGGGTGCTGCCCTGATGCCAAACTCCAACATCTTCTTCACGGACCCGCAGAACATTCTGTTCGGCATCCAGCGTAACATCCGCATCGAGCAGACCCGCGATATTCGCGCCCGCCAGATCATTATCGTTCTGACTGCGCGTATTGCGATCCAGATCGAGGAAGAGTTGGCTGTTTCGAAGGTCATCAACCTCGCCTAGTGAGAGTGGGGATTTGCAACCAGTTGCAGATCCCCATCCTTGGTGAACCTTTCAGGAGTAAAGATCATGGCCGCGATTACGATGTCTCTCACTGCACCGCTCCGTATTCCGGTATCGGGTCCGCAGTTTCTTCAAGATGGTAACAGCCAGTTTGCTGCCATTCTTGCGTTCGCTCGTGTCACTGCTAAAGTGATGCTTGCCTCTACCTCTGCCTTGGTGGATAGCTCTACCGGTGTTGCACAGGCACTCAATGCAGTTATCATCGCTCCTGTGTCCGTTGGCGCGGCTGCTTCTGGCAGTAACCTTGCTGACCCGACCACCACGATGGCCGCGCTTGTCACCGTCTATAGCGCCACGCTGGAACTGTATACGAAGACCAGTGCTGCCCTTCTGAAACTCGGTGTGACCACCGCTGCAACTGCGATTACTTACTCCGGTGGCGGCACTGGCCCGACCAATACGATGGGCGCTATCACTAAGACCGTAACAGGTGCTACGACTGGTGCCCCCGTGGTCGCCTACAATGCACTTGTTGCACTGGTGAACACTGCGCACTACAATCTTGCTTTGATGATCGATAAGGTAGCTACGGCTAGCGGCACTACGCTAGTTGGCGGTCCATCTGGTATTCGTGCGACATGGACTGATACGGCCTATGCACCCGGTGCAGTGGTTGCTGCGTTCCCAGTCACGCTTGGCTCTGCTGTCAGCCCAGGTGTTCTCCAAACCGAAGCTGTGGCTACTCTGACCCAGTTCGCTAACAACATCGCTACGTTTGGCGCTACGCTGAATGCCGCTTTGGTTGGTGTGACTGTCGCTCCAATCGTCGTCATCGTCTAACACTTAGATATAAGGGCAGCACACCATGAGCAGCACCACTGAGACCGTAGCCGTAGACCCAAATGCCAAGACTCACGCTATGCTTGTGCGTGGGCGGATCTACGTTTTGCGTGACGATATCTACGAGAATAGCGTTCCGCGCCTGATCAATGCGGCGGATATGGCGCATCTGCGTAGGTATGCAGTTGACCAGATCCACCTTGAAGGTGAACAGGAATTTCAGCGTCGGCAGAAGTTCAAGTTTTTGACGACTGCCCAGGCTGACGAACAGCGCCTCAAAAATATTGCCGAGGGTGCGCCAGACGACCGGCCTGTAGTGGACGTTGAGGCTGATGAAGACGAAGATGAAGTGCCTACACCGCGCCGCTCACGTGCCCGCAATAACGGCTAACTAAGTAAGGGGATCAGAAATTCTGGTCCCCTTTTCTCCAAGGGAGCATGACTGTGACAACTCCGCTCATCTCTCTATCGTCAGCTAAAATAGCTGTCCCCGTGCGGGCAGGTAACACAGACCTTGACTCGCGTATTGCAGGATTGCTTGCAACCGCATCCGAGGATATCGAGTTTCACACTGACCGTAGGTTCACTTACAACTCGTGGAATCAGAATTTCGACACTGTGACAAATGTAGTCCAGACCTACGATATGTATGGCGGGAGCTTCAACGAGTCTGGCGTGCTATATTCCGCGCGCCGCCAGCGTTTTGTTCTCCAGGGCTACCCTATCGACCCAAACGTGCCGCTCATTGTTAACTATGACCCGACCCGGCAGTTCCTTGCGGCCACGATAGTAGACCCGTCAAACTACGTTATAGATTACAATCTTGGCGCAATCTTCTGCGAGTTCGGCATGGGCCAGACGATGGCAGGATTACAAGTTACCTATAGCGCAGGCTATGGCACCGATACGGCCAATAACTGTCTCATCGGTATACCTGCGAAGATGACTTTAGCATGCCAGACCCAGGTGGGTTTTCTCTGGAATAAGCTACACCCAGACAACGTAGGCATGGACGCTGATCGTACCAAAGGTGCTGCCAACCGTGCTAATATGGTGCAGAAATTTGTCTCGATGTCTGGTCTCTGCCCTGAAGCAGCGCAGTTTGTCGGGTATCTCAAGCCCCTGGCAATGGGCAGACGCTAATGATCGAATTAGCCAGCGTTTCTATTGGCGGTGTTATAACCGAGAACTGGAACCAAGCTGCCAATGAGCTAAAAACCCAGCTAGAAACCCGCCTGAACGATGGGATCATTGATAGCGGCGTCGCTATGGAAATGACCATGCAGCGCGTCGTAGCCAATTTAAGGGAGCGTTCTACTGGTGCTTGGCCCCTATCCGGTAATGCGTGGGGTACTGATCCGCAGAGTATTGCTCGGCGCACTGGCGAGGGCTTAAAGTCAGTGGAGGACAGCGTAAAGATCACTATCGGGCGTGGTGAGTTTATGGTGGATGGCCGGATTAGAACTGCTGACCTTACGATCCACGAGACTGGCGGGACTATAGAGCCTAAGCGTGGTGCGTTCATGGCGCTTCCCCTACGCGCTGCGTTAGATTCACGGGGCGTGCCTTTGAGGGGTGGCCCCCGCAACTGGCAGAATACATTCGTCACCCGTAGCAAGCGGGGTAACTTGGTCATATTTCATCGTGAGGGGAGAAAAATTACACCCCTCTATCTGTTGGTAACGAAGGCTGTTATTCCTGCCAGA